TTTTGTGCATTAATAGCATTAACGCGAGCTACATTTTGGGCGTGAGCTTGATCATTAGCACTGTTATCAAACAACCCCATTATGGACTTAGCAGCTCCTAGTCCAAAAGAAGCAATGGTTAATGGATCCATTTTGTAAATAGGATAAAGGGTAAGTTGTTGGGACCAAATTCAACCTCTTCTACAAAGGTAAATCCCAAATATTTCAGCAACCTAAGGTGTGCTGTATTGCGCTTATCTACATAGTTCCACAGAAGATTCTCGTTTCTGCTGTCTATAAAGCGTTTAGCCTGCCTAGCAAACAGAACAGGGAAATCATGGATAGCTGGTGTACAGAGCATCCATACAGCTCCGTTGTCACCTATCCCAGCTAGTCCGGCAGTCCTGCCGTCAGGTACTGTGAAATATATGCAGAAGCCCTTCAGAGCTTCTTCAGGTATAGCGTCAATAGGATCTACCCCATACCCCTCTACTACTTCTCTACGGTCTTCTAGACGTAGATTAGAGGCCACCTCAATGGCAGCCTCTTCAGTGATTGGATGTATGAATTTAGATCCGTTTATAAAATCTGTTGGTGTATTCTCCTTCCCAGGACATTGATTCAATGTTTGCTGGTGATGGATGAGTTGAAGAGATAGTAACACTTACGTTTGTATTCCTTTCGTAGACTGGAATGGTTCTAAAACTCCCATCTAAGTTGGGAGCACGGTTTGCATCGTATCCATCCAAGATGGTCGATTCATGTGTATCTTCAAAGTCAGGTTTACCTGTACGCTTTAGCTTTGTGATGAACTGTCCTACAGGACCGAAGTTCAACTTAAGTCGTTGAACAATTAGTGAAGATGACGTATCAGCTACGGTTATGTTTCCCTTAGTACTGGTTGGATAAATAGTAGGCAGCTCAACCTTCATCTCATATTCAAGACCAACCTTGACAGGATCAGCAGACCAGTCACCAGTTAGTTCAACTGTGCCGCTACTGACAGTACCTGTTGCATACCTACCTCTGTTGTCGTTTGTCTCTGTGACAATGACAGCGACGGTCTCGTCATTGTTTAAAGGAGTATCAGTCGGCAGTGTCAACGTAGTAACATCAGTTCCAGTGTTGTAACTCAACCCACTCGCAGCTACGGATTGGAAATAATCAAGATGAATATCAAACTCAGATCCATCTTGTGAAATAAACGGTCGTGCTGCAGTATCCATAAGATGGATTTTGCATAGCTCATTATCAGAACTTACAATATAATATTCATCATTAATAATAAACTGATGAGTAATATTTTTTGCAAAGTTCCAAACAAACCAAGCACCCTGAAGACGCTTATCTTGCCCACCAAAATACTTGAATCCTGATACAGAATTTGTACCACGTTTACAAGCAATAATAAAGGAATTCTCTCTTGAGTTAGCTAACGAGTCAATATCTTTTGGTAGTAGCCTTTGAACAGACTTACTGTTTTCTAATACCTGCGGTTGACTTTCTCTGGTGATGTTGAACATCTCAAAGAACCTGCTGTACTTACCAGCGTGATCTATAAATGCTAGGCTTGTACCAAGAGAGATTGGAGATACATTAACGTTGTAGTTATAAGTTGACAACGTGTATATTTTTGCTGTCTCTGGATTCAAGATATCACTATCGGTTGTAAACAGGTACTGCGCAGTGGCACTGAACAAAATCAAACCTGTATTCATCTCAATCCCATCTACTAAAGCATTTGGGCTAGATGAGCTGCATGACAGGTCAATCCTATCTACACCAGAAAACGTCAAAGCTGTCTTATTCCAAAAATTACCTAGGTTGCCAGGTTGAGACAGGATTAAATTACTGCCACTTAGAACCGCTAGGCGGTCTCTATGAAATAGAAGCTTGCTGATTTTATTGTCAACAAATGAAGGCGTTTTGTTTGTGTTGTTGTCACCAACTTCACGGTTACCCCAGCTGTACTGCTTAAGCGTCATGGTTGTAGCACCAGTCCTTTCGAGTACATAGGGCATGGTTGCTGCGTCAAATGAAGTAGTGATGCCAGGTTCTGCACATTCCTCCCAGTGACCAGGGCCATCTCTGTCGTTATCGCCTACAAACTTGAGGTAGTAATCATCTTCAGTTAGTTCGGAACTGTTAGTGACTTTGACAATAAAGCCATGTTTACAGGTGGTAGGTAATTCACTTACATCATTGACGGTATCTGTGACGATATTAAATAGGTCTCCATCTAAAGCTTCTACATTGAAAGCACTATCGTGTGTTAAATAAATACCATTACCAATAATGCTACTAGTAACTGTGGAAATTTCTGAGTTGATGCCTGACAGAACACCAGAGGCATCCAAGGAATTAGACGTATCTACATCGATTGGTGTAGGTCTAATACGTTCTAAATTTCTTCTGTAAGACGATGTATTGATTTGGTCAATGTTAACCGTATGATTTCGACCTTCAATGCCCACAGTAAAACTTGTATGGTTACCCGTCCAACTACCACCGTATAGAAGATCTACAGTAACTGTATAAGAAACAAAATACCTAGTATGTGTATGATTGTCGTGTCCATTTATGTGGCCGACATAGGATTGCCCGACACAAGTTACCCTAACAACAATACCTGTATCTGAGTCGGTATGTATTTTACTTCCTGCTTTGTTGATTTGTACCGCACAATCTTCATTACTACACTGTTCATCGAAGCCAGGATCAGAAATTGAAACAACTCTTGCTGAGTTTTCAGCTGCGTATGTGTTGTTGTCATATACATTTAATGCATATGAACGGCGCGGCAATACCTGCTTAAGTTCGACAAAAGCTGAATGTGTATCAGGACGAGCCGTGGCAGTAGCCGAACCCATACTTACAGTCTTAGTTCTATTGGTTAAGAACGTCGTATCGTTAATGGTTAAAGCTTGTATGTCACCATCAGCTGTATGGGTCAGGTATGTGTCAGGTGAGTTGGTCTCAGTGATAGTCATTTCTACGCCATCACTACAGCGCCATACACGCACGTTTCCATCACGTGCTACTTGACCTACATACGATCCTTCATCTTCATCACGATAGTATTGAAACCAGTTACCTGCTGACTGAACATTAGTCAGAGTCTTTACGAACTCCAATCCAGGCCGCTTTGTCAATCCATCAATGATGTCAGGTACAACGTTCTCAGCATTCCTAACCTGACCAGGGACCTTTTGTTCATCTGGATATTGAGAGATACCTTGATATAGATTAGGTATTGTTTGAGTAATCGTTGCCATTAGCGCCTCAGTGCTTGATATGGTTGATAGGTGACGTAGTTAGTGTTATCAGGGAATCCCATAAAGTTAGTATCACCCTGGTTGCATTCGTATTCCATACATGCTGCACGGGCCAGAGCCTCTTGACTTGCCAGTAGCTGAACAAGCTGAGGGTTGGATACAAGCTGGGTAGCTGCACGTGTTGATGAACGGTATGTGATGTAACGCTGGAATACTGATGGAATATCTTCGAAGTCATAGACACGAACAATGTCTACATAGATAGTTTTATCAAATTCAAACTTCTTAGATACTTTGTCGTATAGCTTGCCAGCTCTTTTGACAATGTTTTTCCCTCTGTCAAACTGGTTACCACTGATATCAATACGTAGTGCATCAGCAGGCCATTCAATATATTTAGTCGTTGCGTCTGGAGACAGGGGTACTTCTTCTTCTCTGTTAAATACCCACCCTTCATTCTGAACATCGATCACTGATTCTTTAAAGATGTTCTGGATATAGCTTACTTCAGGGTTTGTTGCGTCAAGCTCAGTAAGTGGTGCTTGTCCGATGCTCCCCAAGATTGAGTTCACAGCGGATAGTTCGGTATCGGTGCCAATAGTTGAGGACATAAGAATAAAAAAAAGGGACCCCGAAGGATCCCTAATAAAGAATAAATATCAGAATGCAGAAGGCTTGGTGGCAGTACCAGCAAACAGTTCAACTGCAGCAGCAGGATTCAGATAATCTGCGCCCATTGCGAGGCGTCCGAGGATTACATCACCCTGGTAGATGACAGAAACGTCACCGTTAGTTACTTGTACTTGAGGACCAATAGCCTCAACACAACCAGCAGCTTCCCTTTGGAAGATCAAGCCGCAGCTGTTAGCAAATTCAGTCTCTTCGCCGTACTCGTTGTTGATGCCAGTGACATCGTTAGCTGCATCTTCAAGTGCTTCAGATACGAAAGTGCCGGTGTTACCAGGATCGGTCACACCAGGGTTCGTAGCAGAGCCAGTTCCATACTTAGTTCCGTACTGTGAGAAGAACGGAATGTTCATGGACTTGTAGATGTGGATACCAGCAATCTCAATGACGCCTTGGCCACCCTGCAGGGCAGTACCTTGAGCATCACGGTTCACCAGACCGTTGGAACCAACAGCTTGGATCAATTCATAATATTGTCTGGG